GTGAACGTGTGCACAGCATATTGCATAAAGGAAATTCCCCCATTAGTCAACATTTTATGCAAAATGCACAAAACCGCTAACCCATTGGGGCGCAACGGGTAGCGGCCTTCCAGTATATAGCAGTTGAAACTTGGCATAAACTTTGCTAAGAATAGGAAATGTTGAAAACCTTGTGGAAAACTGGCACATATGTATATAGTAGTGTGCACTCCTCCACGTTATCATTATAATGCCTATTATGCAATACGTCAACAACTAGTTCTGAAATATGTCTAAAATAACGGAAGAAAAATCAAAAGAAATCATTGACAATCTGCCAAGGATATGATAACATATAATCAGAACAAGGGACAAGGCCACAAGATATAAGGAGGAAAATATAAAATGGAAAACATCATCAAAGAGGTACTCAACGCTATCAACCATGGCGTTACCAGGGACGAAGCAATCAACGACGCGGCCAATATCCACGCCTCCAGCTACGATGCTTACTTAGTCCTGTATGCCGCGCTCAACGAAGCAGTGCCCGCCTGATGAGAGCCGGACGGCAACCGGCCGAAACCCTCATACGAGGGTCGCGGGAAGCCGCTAATAAGCACAAAGGAGGAGATAAGCAACAGGCAATCAAGGAGAGCAGAGGGTGCAAGCTAAATTTGCATTGTGCGGGAAAACCGTCTTGTTACAGCCCTTAACAATCCTCAATGCCGTGGGACAACGCCTTGCACGGTATGGGCGCAATAACGTTATAAGGGGTGGCTAGTGTGAAAAACATCCGAGATCAAGCCGTACTCATGGGTCACGCTGTAGTAGGCAAGCTCAAGCGCTTAGACAACTGCACAACCCGTGTAAAGGGTCAGGACAGAAATTACAGGGAGTACCAGGACGAAGAGGGTACCATCTACACCATCGACTGGAGAGGCAACCTAGTAACAATCTACGGCGATGATTGGTGCATTTAATAAAGGAGGGTAAAAATGGAAACCATCAATTACGAGTATGTGACCCAGTACGTCAAAATGCGGCACATCCTATCAGGTATGGGCTACCGTGTCACCAAGGCGGAGCCTTGGGAGTACACCTACACCAACTCCAACGGACACGCAATCGTCCTTAAGCGCATGCACGGATTAACCAACGACCCTTATGCTGACCTCCTCACGGCGTTATTGGATGGTAATGACTATGCTGGCATCAGCATCGACAACGGCCGCACGTTCTGCGACCCCGCGGTGGCCATGACCGTCTACACCATCGATGAGCTTGCAGTCTATATGGACGATGATACCCGGGAGGCTGTCCACCGCGAAGGTGTCTGGGATACTGAGCTGTTGTTCCTGCTCCGTTATCTCTCCTTGGCCCCGCACGACCTCATCATCCCCTAACCGTCATATCCCGCCCCGGAGGTCACGAGGGCATAGGTAAAACAACCACGATAGGCGACAGGCCGGAAAGGAAAGAAAATTTTGAAAGTCAAAGAACTGATTGCAAAGCTGAATTACTGCTCTACTCTGCCGATTAGGATGAAGAGGGATATAAGTGACCCTGGAACGCTTTTAGCCTGGAAATATCAGGATGTTCTATGTGGTGGAAATTGCACGGTGTCCAGCGTCACAATTACAAACGAGGAAATGGTCATATACTATCAGCCGTCGAAAAACAACTGATAAATAGACCCGCACCGGAGGTCACGAGGTCAGAAAGGAGAAAAACAATGAATCCTCTCACCATCTATAAAATCCGCAAGTTAGAATCTTGCCGCGATTACCCTTACTTTTTCAGGGATGCACAAGAGCTGACTATTGTAACGGGGGTGTTATTTTGTTGATTATGCTCACAATACTTTTGGCCCTCTCCAACCTATTCACCCTCATTCTTATCCTGAAAGGACGGTAAATAATGTATATCGTGATGCTGGAAGGCTCAAATTTCGAGTGGAACTTTGAGACATACAACGACGCAATCACCTGCATGACCATCCTGGAGCGATTGGGGCAAAACCCCAGTTGCTTTGAGGACAGCGTATCTCCGGAAAATGCGATTTACTGGTGAAAGGATAATCCACATGAAAATTGAAGAAGTAAAGCGTTACCTCCCCGATGGTAGCTATGATTACAGCCTATGGCGCGTAACAAACAACGGCGAAACGAAAACATTCGCTGAGCATCGAGAAGCAAAGATTTACGCCGCCGTTATATCCGGAGAGTTTTACGACCTCGAAATCCTCAGAATCTTTACTCACCTGTATGATCTAGAATTTACATTTATTTGTCAAGCGTTTTCATTTTCCATCAGGGATTTTACAGAAAGCATTGAAAAAACCCTGTTTCTCCTGATGAAGTGCAACAAGGAACACCCCAAAGCAGAATTCGTCAGCGTTACCCTCGATGCATTTTACCGTATCATCTTATAAGGAGGCCGCCCATGTACTATCTCAAAATCGGAAACACATACCACCCCTTCCTCCACAAATCAGATGCAGAAGTCACTCAGCTAATCCTTCTTATGGTAATAGACAATAAAGTTGGGGATATAGATATTTTACGTTCGCAAGTTTATGATAGCAAAGACCCCAATTTGCCTGTCAAGAAAAATTTGGAAAGGCTTAGACGCAGAAGGTGGAAGAACGGGGACGCATAGCGCCCCCGTTGCTAACTGGTTTATAAAGGAGCACTAAATCCAGTCGCCTTTATTACAGTTACATTTTCTAGAGTAGACAAACCGCTTGCGGCAAGGCAATAAACAAATGCACCTCCGCTAGGCCTTGAAACGAAATAGAATCTTGCAGGAACGACATTATTTGGAGAGAAATAAATTTCTCCGACAATGTTTTGGGCCTTTTTGAGTTCAAAATTAAGCACGTTTGAAGTTACATAGCCGATAAGGAACTGAATTTCACCTTGACCACCACCGGAAGGTGTTATAGAAATTTTATCTTGATAATAGAGGTAAATTTGGATGTAAAGACCAACGTTATCATCATAGTATAACGCTGTTTTATTTATTGTTGGGTTGGTAAAGGGTGATTGCAAATTTATGTTAAAATCTTTTAACCAATTAACAGTTCCCCCGCCCCCAGCCGGAGCCTGGAACGTAGGCGCTTTGTTAGGCCCGTTACTTGTCAAGATATATCCAGCTTGATTCATGCCAGTCCAAAGGAACTTTTTGTCAGCCCCGCTCCAATAAAGCACTCCCCAGTCAGTTCCACTATAAGCACTTCCCGTTCCTCCGTTTAGGGGATTTAAAATGCCGGTCGAAATATCCCCAATATCAATCTGCTTGAAAGACGGAGCTTTCCCCGGGCCATTGCTAGTAAGAACGCCATTAGCAGTTCCCATAGCGGCAGAACTTACATGATTGTTTGTTTTATCGTAGTAAAGAACGCCCCAATTTTGTGCATTCGTCAGGTTAGTTCCAGTTCCGCCATTTTCAGGCTCCAAAAGTCCAGTAACCTGATTTGCAAGATTGATCTTTGCACTCCCGATGGGATTACTCGGGTCAAAAGGCTCCCACATAGGCGCAAAAGCTGTCCCCTGCCTCATGAGAACGGACGGCGTATCGTCGGAAAGTTCAGTCGTTTTCATTGGATTAGACAGGTCGCCGTAGGGAATCTCATACTGAGGGACAGAGGCCATACCAGTGCCGCCGTTTACAGTTTTAAGAGTTCCACCCACTTCGGTTTCCAAGTTTACGTTTCCCCAGATAGGGATTCCCCCATCCCCAGCAGAATGCAGGATATTCCCCGCCTTACTACCATTATCAACCTGGAATCCCGTATCCTTACGATAGAACACAATGCCCTGATGGTCAAGGGATGCAATGTCCTTGCCTGTCCCTCCATTCTCCACGCTGACAGGAGTTTCAATTCCAGGGGGAAGCGGTTTAAATTCAGGCGGAGTGGAAATGCCGGTGGAAGTCAAAACCTGCCCAACATTATTTTTGGTTGTGGCAATATGTACGAGTTTATGTTCACCTTGGTTAAGGCCAATCACACCGCTTGACCCCCAGGTATTAGGCCAGTCCATACCAAACCCGCCGTTAGTGGTTGGGAGAATACCAGAAACACCAATGTTATCCGCATTTGCGCTACCATCGAACGACTGCGCATCAGGACTAGCCAGATTAACCTTCAAATTCCGAGGAGTTTCCAGCTTCTTCGCCGTATCAGACGGCCCGCCGCCCCCGCCGGTAGGAGGCTCCCAAGCAGGGGGTGCCCCCTCCCCCTTGGAGGTCAGCACGTCGCCAGCGTTTCCGCCCGGAATCACACCAATGGTTGCATTTGCGCTTCCGTCAAAGCTGGCCGGAGTGTTGGAAGTAAGGTCAACCGTCAGTTCACGCGCGGTTTTCAGCTTGTCGGCAGTTTCAGCGGGGCCAGAAGGTACAGGGGTAGTTCCATCAATGATGTGTTCAATGTTCTGGTTGATTTCAGTAATATCCCCCTGGATATTTGTAATGTCTCCCTTCACCTCGGTAATATCGTCATTGACGGCCTCAAACTTTTCGTTCGTCTCACTCTCAAGCTGATTGATCTTTTCAGTCAGAGAGCTTTCCAGCTCCGTGATTTTCTGTCCAAGTTCTTCCTTGGCCTTTGCGACCTCCTGATCTGTATACTCACGGTCAGCGGCGGAGGTCTGCTGAATAAGATCAATAAGTTCCTTGCGGAGCGCCTCAATCTGTTCATCCACATACGCAGTCCCGCTGTGTTCGATTACCTCGTTGAGCTTGTCTACTACGCGGCAGAGCGTCTCATAGTAGCTGAGGGAATCGTCATAAACCAGAGGGAGCACTTTTTGGCACCAAAACCGGAAAGGCTTGATGCCGTCGCTTCTGTTCGTCATTATAAATACCTCCTTACCAAATGCCCATGAACAAATCGGACAATTCGTTTATTACCTGCATGTCGATGTTAAGGAAAGTCTGCCGATACTCCATCAGGAGGGAAGAATAGGATTGCTGGCCGGTTTTCCCCTGTACGCTTTCCAGGTACTTTTCAGTGCTGGTAAGTTTTTTGTCCCGTTCGCTAGTCCCCTTGGACGTTACGTTCCCCGTGGAGCTGTTGGTTGTACCAATAGTTTGTTCTGCCGTGTTGTTGCCCGTCACGTTGACAGTGGAATCCATTGTGCTGGTGGAATTGCCGCTGGATGAGTAGTTACGGTTATTCTCACCTTCAACTTGTGTATTCTCACTTCCGTCAGCTGTTACATGCTCATCACGGTCAATTTTGGAATCGTTGGTGTCGCGAATACGCCTGTAGTTGGTAAGCCACTGGAGCTGGTTTAGATTGGAAGAATTATCGTCCACAATGTTACCGGATACCGCGTCGCCCCCATCAAGCCAGCCTTGCGGCGTGTCCTGGTAAGCGTCCTTGTGGAGATTATCGTCAACCCGAGCCTCTCCGCCGTTCGTGTCGGTCGTGGCGTTTGTTTTGCGGTCAGTCACGTTCCGGTCAGTGCCGCTTTCATTTCCTTCCCCGCTTGTGGTAGTAGTACCGTTATTTTCTCCAACTGTTTTGCTAGTGTTGTTCTGGGTCAGGTTGGATATGCTGTCAGACTTGCCGGACGTTGTGTTGTCGATGTTGCCGGTCGTATTGCCAGTTTCGTTCTCTGTTCCGTCCCCCGTTTTTTCATACTGCCTCGTGAACTGCGTGTCATAAAAGGGATTAAATTCGTGGAGCTGGGATTCATAAAGCTGGTTGTAATAGGGCATGATCTCATTCAGCTTTGTTTCCAGCTTGAATCTCCACAACCCAACAGTCTCAAAGCCAATTTCACGAGTGTAATAATGCCTTAGGATTTTGGAGTTAAGAACGTTTCGATATTCCTCATCGAAAATGGGGTAGTCAGGCATAAGCTCAGGAATGGCCTGCTGGATAACGTCACCTACATTGAGATAACCGGTAGACTGCCGCAATCCGGCAACACTTTCACAAATGAAACGAAGCTGAGTAGTATACTTACTCATTATCTACCACCTCCGTTTCCTCCTCACCGTCGCCATTGAAATCGTCGTTGTTGATGATTCCGGGCTGGTAGCTTACCTGAACGTTAAGTCCGAACATGGCGTTGATCTGGTCGCAAGCCTGCCTTCTGGCGGCCAGCCCCACATAGCGTTTCGCATCGACGCCGGATTCCATGGATTCCACCTCGGCGGACTGCACCCGCTCCGCCTTGCGCGTCCTGGTAGGGCTGATGCCAAGATGTTCCAGGGCTTCGTTGTAAATGTCCGATTTAACGGACTGCAAGTCTCTGGCCAGGAACGGAACATGCGTTTCAAGCACCTGCAAGGCTCCCAGGTCAAGGTCACGTTCACCGTAAATGAAAGGCTCGTTGCCCTCGTACTGCATGACGAGATTTTTCATCGTAAGCCGCTGATTTTCGTTGCATCTCAGAATATACGGGAACTTCTGGAGCTTGACATTGGTATCAATGGCTCTCTGTACTTCATACAGCCGATAGGCGTACATTTGCATTTCCTTGAATGTAGGCTCATGCAGGAAGTTGTTCCAAATCAGAACGCTGTTATCTTCCGTCAAATCCTTTTGGTACCCGTTTGTTGCGTAAGCCCTTCTTCTGATAGGTATACGATAGACATTTAAAGGGCCTTCAATCATAGTCGTAAGTGCCAGATGCCCCATTACCTCGTCCTCGAAGAACACGCACATACCATAGTTATACAACGTCTGCTCCAGGAATCGTTCGTCCACCGTAGGAGGCAGGTTATACCACTTGTAAACGGAAAGTGCAAGATTGGACAGCTCATCATAGAACATGCGGTATGTTGAGTTGTTCAAGGTTGCGGTGTCAAAGAACGTATCTTCCGGCCTTCTGCGTTTTGCCATTATACCACCTCCTTATACCGGATTGTTGCTTTGGTCATAAGAGCCAATACGCGTTCCGTTTTTCCAGAAACGGATTCCCGCGTCGTAAATGGAGCGAATGAGGGCCAGCTCAGGGGCCGGCATGTCGCCCACAAGATTACAACCAACTGTCTTGGTGTAGCACCAGGTTTGCCTAACGTCCCGGTTGGGTACTTTGACCTCGTTTGTTGCATAACCGTAAAGGCTGAAATAATCGTCGATAATTTTAGCGTACTGTTTGGTTATGTGCATGTTGCCGTAGGAGAAACAATTCTTTTGCATGGAAACCATGATGGAAGAAGCGTTGTATGTGCCCTTGAAGGAATCTGCGGCTGTTTTAATGTCTGCTATCTTAGCATCCATGTTAGCAACGGTATAGTGCATATCAGTAATGGCATTTGCGGCACTAAGGGCGCCGCTTGTCATTCCAGAGGCAACGTTCCCGCCGCTGGCTACACCGGCAACTGCGCTTACGATTCCACCAATCAGATTCAAGCCGCCCTTTACATAAGCCTGCTCATACTGCAACGGAAGCTGATTTCTGTTTTGCGCAATAAACGCGGCATAGGCATTTGTCGAATATCCGCATTCAACAACAGGAGAAAGGTAAAGGGATTCAAGAATGTTTCCAAGCTCACTGCCTTTATAGTGCCTTGGCTGTAGAATGCACTCGGCCGTTGGAGTAAAGCAGTAATTCAAGTCGAACTGAATGGAATCGCCGGTGAAAAGCTCGTAACGATAGCTGTTGCTGTTTCCCAGATTGTCGGTAATGTAAAGAAAGTTATAGGGATATGTGTACAGCTTTTTGTTTTTGGGAGTGTAGCCGTCAATGGCCCCGCTGATTTTCTCAGGAATAGGAACGTTATAAGTGGCACCGATACTTCCCTTTGGAAGCTGAGCAATTTGATAAGGGCACTGAAATACACTTACAATACCATCTGCCAGATGGTTTTCTACGGCTTGCGCGATAAAGTTATTTACCTCACCCTCGGACGTAAACACATTCAGTTCAAGGGCACTGTATACGCCGCCATAAGTTCCGCCGGCAGAAGAATTGAAACTTTTGTCAAACGTGGCCGCTACAATGTAAGCTGGCTCATTCCATGCGGGAGGCTCAATGTCTGTCAGGTCGACAAGCATCGGCCCTGTCTCAAGCCCTTCCTCTACAATGTTCCCGCCTACATAATCCGTTGCGCTATGTTCCCGCACCACAAAGGAGGGTTGGAGTGTATAGTCGAAATGCCACGTCTGCATAACGTCCACGACGTATTCGACCTCAGTTGTCTGGTTAGAAACATATGAAACGTTTGTAATGAAAGCGAAAAACCACTTCTGGGAAAAGCTCGTGTTCTGGAAGTACATATAGTTGCACCGGCGGACAAGCTCAGATTGATATTCGACCCTGATCTTGTTTCCTTCCGGCCTTGTATACTGGTACTTCTCCAGGCTGAACTGCTTCTTGCCTTCAAAATAGGCAATCTGGGCGGACTTTCCTTCGTCAGTGTTCGGCCAAAAGAAGGTATCGGCGTATCGAACGTCTAAAGGCACACCAGAGCAAAAATTGATTTTCGAATCAGGCGCAATCCACGCCATAATGTCGCCTCCTTGTAAGAGGAAAGGCCCCGGAAAATCCGGGGCCTCCCGGCCTGTTACGCCTGCGGGACGGTAATGGTAGCCGTGTCGCTCTTTTCGTGGTCGTAGGTGCTGGTCGCCTTGACCGTGATATTGGTCGTTTCATCGTCGCCGACGGTCAGCATGCCGGTACTGGAAATCTTGGACTTGTCGGACGTGTTGCCGCTGATGCTCCAGGTGACAGACATGGGCGCAAAGCCGGTTGTCACGACGTTTGCGGTAAGCTGGAGCTGGGCACCCTTGCCAACGGTAGCCGCGCCGGGGGATACGCTCACAGAAGTGATGCCGGGAGCTGTGGGGGCGAAAACCATAGCAGGAGCGAACGGGGACACGCTGAAAGTTTTCCAAACGTGATACCAGTAGTTCCAGTAGAGGCCCTCTCCGTTGTACTGCTCAGTGAAGTTCTGGAAGTTGTCGAAGATCATGAAGAAATCCCGGTCAACCAGAACGGCCGGAACGGCGTTCAAGGCGGTGAGATCATCATCTCCAATCTCCACATAGTTCGGGTCGCCGTCAAACAGCTCCTGGAGACGGGCAGTGTCCAGCTTGCCAAAGCCGTCCACCAGAACGCGGTGGCCCATGAACTCAGCCTTACTCATATTGAAGGCCGCGGCCAGAACTTCCACATCCATAATCGCATCAAAGGCGGCGTTCACAATGATATACTGCCTTTCCTTGGTGGAGGTATTCATCACTCCTGCGATATTGTAATCGGCGGAGAGGAACTCCAGGTTGTTGGAAGTCTGCTTGACGGTGGACACGATGGACTTTGCATTCTCAGCAGTAGCCGCGCCAATCTGAACGGGATAGAGGTGCCCGTCCAGAATGTGCCGGGCCAACAGGTACTTCATGGTAAGGAACTCGTCATAGTTCGCGCCCGTGTACATGCTGTCAACGATACGGGCAATCAGATCAGTGATGCCGTCCCAAGACAGGAACGCCGTTCTCAGCTGGTCCTGGCTGATGGTAGCCTTGTAGTATTTCTGATAGTTGCGGATGTGGAACGCGGCCCGAACGTCAGGAATCTGTCGCTTGAAAACGGTGTCCTCCGCAACGGCGGGGTCAAACTGGAAGGGCTTCGCAATGTTGACGAAAATTTCCTCAACAGTCTCGCCCAGCTCCATGAGGCCCTTCTTGAACATAGACCAGGGATTGGAGTACATGCGGGAGGTGATAATCACGCGCCCAATCCGATTCACCAGAGCGGAAAGGAACTCGTTCTGGAGGGCGGGATACTGCATGATGATGTTGCCGATTCCCTTGATGCTCTCAGCATCGGGGGTGGCATAGGGGACATAGTCGCGATAGTTGTTGGACGCGCTGTTGCGAATGGCATTCAGCACGTCAACGCTGGTCGCCGTCATAGCCTTGATTTCCGGCTTCTTAGCCATAGTGATTCCTCCTTACTTGAATAGTTCGTCAATCGTGATCTGCTCCTCTGGCTTAGGCTCAGGTTTAGGCGGGTCAGCGGTAGGCTCCGGAGGAGCGCCAGCAGGAGCGCCAGAAAGGAAACGTTCCTTATACTTCTCACGCCACGCCTTGTCGTTCTCCTCAAACTTAGCTTTCCAATCAATGGTATCGGATGCCTCTGCCTCAAGGTTTGCCAGAGTATCGGACACGTCCTCCAGAATGGCAAGTCCTTCGTCGTCGTCTCCCAGCTTGCCGCTGATTGCCTGAATAATTTCTTCCTTGGTTTTGATTGCCATTATGGGACGTACCTCCTTCTTAATAGTAGAGCTGGCGGCAGTTCATCTTTGCGGATGAACGGGTCGCCGCCGGGGCTTGGCCCAGGGCCGGGGTCAGGCGGAGGCTCACTGCCTGTCAGGTAAGTGTACCACTCGTTGGCCTGCCTGCCTCTCTGGGGCTGATTCTTGTCATAAGGTCGTTCGTAGTTGTACAGGAACGCCATGGCCAGATAATAGGGGCTTGCCGTACTATCTTTGAACTCCTGAAACGAAATAGGGTATGTGCTGGTTTGGTAATACTGGATACCAGTATCAAGCTCATAGTTGATACGGGCCACTTGAGGCTCCATATCACCTGGAGCATACCGGGGCGGGTCAAGGTCGTGGTCAATGGCCCAATCGTCTTGTTCCTGGCACCACTGCTCCGCCCACTCCCAGTAATTGCTGGCCGGTGTCCACTGGACAAGGCCAAAGCCGCCGCTCCACCAGTTTTCGCGGAGGCTTTGCCAGATACCGGGGTTTATGCCGCTCTCGGACTGCATGTTACCAAGCATACCGCAGATAGCGTTGATGGTCCATCCGCTCATTTTGCGGTAAAAGGCCCAGGCATTATATTCCATCTGAGAGCGGCTTAGATAGAAGTTGCCCGTGACATAATCAGGAACGTGAGCCATTGGTGAACTGCTCGTAGAGCTTCGTAATGATGGTTGTGTTGTTGTTCAGGGCTTCCGTCATTTTCTCCATTTCTTCCTTGTGCGTTTCCGTGTTCTTGTTCATCAGCCAGAACATAGCGCCGCAGACAACAATTGGGAATCCAAGACTGGAGATCAAATTAGAGATGGTATCGACGTCCATTTATGTCACCCCTTTTCTAATTCCTATTATAAAGGATAACAGAAACTAACGCAACAAAAATGTAATTTTATTCGAAATAACTATTGACTTTTCTTTAAGATTGTGGTAGTATAAAGATGTTCCGGAACACTGAATATTCATTAAGAAAGGATGCAAAAAATGGCGAAAAGCATTACCAGGACTATTACCTCCACCAAGTACACCATCGGCGAATTTCAGGATGGGATTGTTCATCAGGTTGGTGTGATTCTCATGGATGGAGAGGGCAACGACAAAAACCGAGAAAAGGCCCGTAAGCAGGCCATGAAGGAATACGGAAAGGATTCCTTTATCATGGCCGCTGAAACTGAAACCTGCACCCGTTCCATGCCCATCGATGTTTTCATTGCAAATTCCACCATCGTTGAGAATAAGGAGGAAAACGACAATGAGTAATGAACTCATGACCATCGAAACTGACTACATCGGTGAACTGAATGGCAATCAGCAGACGATGTTCTGCTCCGTCAAGGACGAAACCCCGGCCAGCCGAGCCCTCGTGTTCAATGCTGTTTCCAATCCGGACAGCAAGATTTCCGAGATGATTAACCGGCAGATCATGCTCCGCGACGTTATCGTGGAGACGGTGCAGGTGGTCAACCCTGAAACTGGGGAGGTATCCACTGCTCCCCGTACCATCCTGATTGACGATGAGGGACATAGCTATCAGGCTGTTTCCACTGGCGTTTTCAACAGCGTGAAGCGGCTGTTCAATCTGATGGGCTTCCCCACTTATGAGGAGCCCGTTCCCATCACCATCATTCAGACCGAAACCAAGAAGGGGCGCGTGTTCTCCTTCCGGGTGGATTTGAAGTAACGCATTGCGCTGAAGGCGGGGCGGGTCGAGGCCCGGCTCCGCCTTTAGCTTATCAAGAAAGGAGGTAAACAGGTTGACGAAAAACGGGATTGAAATGAATCTGCAAATCAGCCCGTATAAAGTCATTAAAAACGGCATTGAATTTCATTTCTCAAGCAAGCTGTACAAGAAGAAGTTCCTTGACAAGCTGGAGAGCTATCAAGAGTATGTGAACGATAGTCTTTCCAACCGTTTCGGTGTATCGGTTGATTTTGGCATCCTTGCATCTATTGTGCTGTATTCCAACATTGAAAAGCGGGGATTCTTAATCACTTATGACGGGGTTGATTATAAATGGCTGAATCAGGTCAAATTAAGTTACGAAAAGCTGACTCAAAACGGCTTTCCAACGTCGTAAAATCATTTAACGCAAAACGGGCGAGAATCATCAAGAAAACGCCGGAGGCTGTGAACTGGCTTCCAGAGAAACAAAGCGTGAAAGCATTGAAAGCTGTCCTAACCACAAGACAGGACTTTAACAACAAGGTAAAGAGCCTTGAACGCTTCTTGAAAAAAGGCGCAGAAAAGAAAATTGTAACAAAATCAGGAGTAGAAACAACAGTATGGCAGAAACGGGAATTTTCTATTCAACTGCGTTCTGTCAACCTGCGCAGAGCTAAGGAGCTGAAAGCGTTCAACGTATCACCGGAACGCGGCAATATCAAGGCATCCGTTGCTTACGGCCTCCTGCCCCGCAAGAACAAGTTCGAAACAACCAAGGGTAAAGAGTGGGCCATGATTCTGCAAAGTGTAGAACGTGAATCGCGCAGAAATTGGGATACTGTACGAGCCGAAATATACTTCAAGAATTACTTAGCATCCGTAAACACTAACCTTGGGTATTATGCCGCTCAAATTGAACGGGTTGTGCGCTCCCTTGGCTATACAGGCTTTGTATCCTTATACTTCCAAAGACCGTGGATATATGACATAGATTATGTTTACGGTCCTGAACAAGCGCGCGTAAAGGCGGAATCGCTTCTCATGAACTTTGAGCGGGACGGAGTTCCAAAAAGCGTTCTGTTCCAGGAAAATGACCCAATAGCAGAAATGGATATATTCTGATATGCTGTACTCCGCCGACTTTGAAACAACCACCGACCCGGAGGACTGCCGGGTGTGGGCCTGGGGGTCTATTCTGGTCGGCATGGATAAGGGTATGGAGTATGGGAACTCTCTTGACAGCTTCATGGCGTATATCGAAAATGAACACATAGGCGACACATTTTACTTCCACAACATAAAGTTCGACGGGGAGTTTATTATAAACTGGCTGTTTCGGCACGGCTTCACCTGGCAAAAGGAACGGAAACACATGCAACCGAAACAGTTTACAACGCTCATATCGGACAAAGGGCAGTTCTACTCAATGGAAATCTGCTTTGGCAGGGCGGGGCGCAAGCTGGAAACAGTGAAGCTCCTGGACAGCTTGAAAGTATTGCCGTTCTCCGTTGACCAAATTGCAAAGGCTTTCAAACTGCCGATGCAAAAACTTACAATAGACTACACGGAGGAGCGAAAACCAGGGCACGATTTAACCATGGAGGAAATAGCGTACCTGAAAAATGATATAACCATTGTTTCGCTCTCACTGCAAACCCTCTTTGACGAAAACCTGACCCGCATGACCCAGGGATCAAACGCCCTTGCAGACTACAAGGAAATCATCGGAAAGAAGCAGTTCCAACACTGGTTCCCGATACCGGACGCTGACTGCGATAGAGAGATAAGAGCATCATACAAGGGAGGATTCACATTCGCAAACCCCAAATTCAAAGGGCAGACGGTTGGTGAAGGAATTGTGCTTGATGTGAACAGCCTGTATCCTTCAGTCATGTATTATTCTGAACTGCCGTATGGCGAGGGTATCCGATTTGATGGAGAATATATTCCGGATGAAATGTATCCCTTATATGTAATTCAATTTACCTGCATGTTCGAATTGAGGGATGGATACCTTCCTACAGTCCAGGGACGAAACGTCGGCTGGGGCGGAATGGCAACGGAGTATATTGAACGTTGTGACAGCGTGGAAACCCTCTGTATGACTTGCGTTGACTTTGAGCTGTTCAAAGAACACTATGAAATATATGATCTGGAATTTCATTTTGGCTGGAAATTCCGCTCCTCTGACCAAATGTTCAGACCCTATATTGACAAATGGTACGAGATCAAAACAAAGGCGACACTCGAAGGAAACCACCCAATGCGCACGCTGGCTAAACTGATGCTCAATGCACTGTACGGAAAGTTCGCTCTAAACCCACATGTGCAGTCCAAAAAGCCAGTCTTTGAGGATGATAGGGTAAAATACAAACTGATGGAATCCGAAACCCGTGACCCTATTTATATCCCGGTCGGTACATTCATTACAGCGTGGGCCAGAAATAAAACCATACGGTCAGCGCAGGCAGTCTACGACAGATTCCTATATGCAGATACGGATTCCCTCCACCTGCTTGGTCTGGAGGAGCCAAAGGGAATTGAGGTAGACGAAACAAAGCTCGGAGCATGGAAACATGAAAGCACGTTCAGAAGGGCAAAGTTCCTAAGGGCAAAAAGCTACATTGAGGATACTTATGTCACAAGATGGAAAGAAGGTGAGGAGCCAATAGCACACCACTATACACCGTTGCCAACCGTGGGAAAAGAGGTGGGAACTGTCCTGAAAATAACATGTGCAGGAATGCCGGACAAATGCTATCCAGGCGTCACCTTTGAAAACTTTGAAGTGGATGCAGAATACACGGGCAAGCTGAAACCTGCTCATGTACCAGGCGGAATTGTACTTGAAAGCACGCCCTTTAAGATAAGAAAGGCTTGACAAATATTCGAAAACCTGCTACCATATTCTTAGAGGGCCTTAGCAGTTTAACTTAACATATAATGCTGGGAAGTCACGGTGTGAAAGCCGCCCGGCGTTAATTGGGGTGACGCCTTGTGTTAAAACTGCTATGTGTCCTCTTTATATTTAAGGAGTAATTAACATGACAGAATTTATTGTAGGTACCTTGATTGTATCCTTCCTGTATCAGATTCTTATTTTCGCCGGGTGTGCCCTCATTGTCGCATTTGTGGCATGGCTGATTGTGAAATGGACGAAAAGAAAGTAACCGCCCCATACTGGGACATAGGCAAGTCTCTGTCATATCAATGCTTGTTTAACTTCATCGTCGGGCCACGAGGAAACGGAAAGACGTTCGGTTTTAAGCAATGGGCGATACGGGACTTCATCCGAAACGGGAATCAATTCATCTACGTCCGAAGATACAAGGAAGAATTTCGTGCCAAAATCGACAAGTTCTTTGACGATATACACGACAAGTTTCCAACGCATGAATTGGAGGTGTACACAAAAGGAAACTGCTTCATGATTGACCACGAAGTGGCGGGGTATTACATTCCGCTATCTACGGCCAAAACTGCAAAATCCGTCCCTTATCCACTAGTAACCAAAATCTGCTTTGACGAATTTATCATCGACAGCGGGAACTATCATTACCTAACGGATGAAGTGACGGCCTTCCTGGAACTGTATATGACCATTGCAAGAAGCAGAGACGTAACAGTTTACTTCCTTTCCAACTCCGTCACCTCCACAAACCCCTACTTCTCTTATTTCAATGTACGCTTGCCCTACGGAAACGACATTGCAAGGCAGGGAGACGTTTTGGTTGAGAAAGTCCGCTCCATTGAGTGGGAAAAATACATGTCGGAGACACGAATTTCCAAGCTGGTGAAAGGAACGCCATATTACGATTATGCTATCAAAAACGAGTTCTTGAGAGACAACAAAACATTCGTGCAGAAAAAGACAGCCAACAGCGAATACTATTTCACGCTGATTTACAAGGGAATCAAATATGGGGTATGGATTGACTATCTTGCAGGGCTGTTGTTCGTTTCCGAAAATGTCGACTTGAATTATCCGAACGTTTACAGCTTTACAAGCGACGACCATTCCCCGAACATGATTCTTCTGAAAGGAGGTGTAAAGCCTTTCAAAATAAAGCTGTTCTGCCAGCAGTATCAGCTAGGGTCAGTTAGATTTGAAAGCGTGAAAATAAAGGCTGAAATGATGGAGGCCATGCGTATGGTGAACATGGTATGAAGCACGGTTACTTGTTTTCCAGTGACTTGAACGGAGAGTTCATGATTTACGGTTATGCGCTCATTGAATGCCTGCACAACTTTTGCCGCATGAGAAAGGGGGATATAAAAAGGTACGACGGCAAAGTGTTGCAGTTGTGCAAATGGGTAAATAACAAACCTATTTACGAATACTGGGTGGTGAAGCGGTATTGAATGCTCCAATGTGGAGAGCGTTAGTTAATGAAAATATGCCGGCCTTATGTGTGAAATGGGCAGATAGGAAGGTACGAGTACGTTTCATGGGCGCAAAAGATGCCACTTGGGGACTGGGGGCCACATTTGAGGAGGCATGCGAGGACTACATAGACAAGCTAAGGGCACAAAGCGTTGAGGTAATCGGGAAAGGTGTGATTGCAGTATTATGAAGCTGTTTGACTTGCTTGCTAAGTTTGGAACTAACCTGGAGGTATCCCGGGGAGATGAAGGGCTGAATATCTGGTTGCAGGACGTGTACACAAAGCATGGCGTTTCCAATGTGAAAACAATGGGAAATGGGCTTACGGTGCAGAAAAGCCTGCAAAACTATGTCCAGGAGCTGAACGGAAAGATGGTGGTGTATCAGCCGGCCGGAACTGAGCCTACAGAGTTCCGCTTTATCTGGACAGAGGGGGAAAACTTCACCGATGTTTAAGATCAATACGAAATACCCCTCTGACCCAAGTAACTATAGGGAACGTAATGGGGAGAATGCGGAATGGTTGGTTATGCACTACACCGCAAACCCCAAAAGCACTGCGGCCGGAGAGGCAAAGTACAGAATGACCCCAGGAATCGGGACGGGCTTCCATCTGGTGGTGGATGATAGCGAATGCTATCTGAGTACACCTATTGAGAAATCAGCCCAGCATTGCGGAGGGGGATTGCAGGGTACGAATGGACATGCGTTCTATCAGAAATGCAAGAATGCGAATTCGATTGGTATTGAAATGTGTTGCCGCCAGGACGCAAACGGCAAGTGGTATATCACGGAAGAGACTTACAAAATGGCGGTACAGGCCGCCGCGTGGGTGTGCGAGACGTACACCATTGACCCTAGCCATATCATCAGACATTACGATGTGACCGGAAAGATTTGCCCTCGTCCTTGGGTGGAGGATGAATCGAAATACCACAACTTTATTGCGGAGGTGTCAGATTTGATTGATTACAAAACGTTTTGCAAGTTTATGACAGCTTGGCTTGAGGAACAAAATAAGAAGGGGCCGAAGGATTACCAGATGGAAGCTCTGGCATGGGCTGACCAGAATGGTCTGATGAAGGGCAACACAAGCGGCAACCAGATGCCCCAGGGCTTGGTCACGCGAGGAGATTTGGCTGTCCTGCTGGACAGGTACGACACATATAGAATCAATGACGAGGAGTGATGTTTGGAGAATCCGGTTGCTATGGATTGAACAAAAATTGAAACCGGAAATTACGTTCAAAGTGATTAGCTTTGATACGCAGGGTGTGAACATTACAATTCGTGGAAAGTCTGGAAAGGCTGTTCTCGTTAGGTTTAATAACTATGACTTGGACCGAATTGATGATATGCAAATGGTCGCTAGAATGCGATTGAAGCATAAGGAGAATTAGTTATCAAATGGGGCGGGGTTTTTCTATGTCACTTTTGGCCCCGCCCCAAGGAGGGATATTGTGAAAACTTTTAACATTAAGGAACTGAGAGAATGGGAAGATTGGTTTACGGAAGAGCTTGAAAACCTGACGGATAATATGGGCAGGATGTATGGGATTTCTGTTGAGAGCAAAATCAAGAACGAGATTGTCAAAGTAGTCTTTGATACCATGGATAAGGGAATTAGATTGAGGGGTGATGATTTTGAGGTTTGATGAATATGTTGAAGTTACGAGATTTGAAAGTAGAACTAAAGAGGAAATCGAAAAAATAGTTTGGAAAACGATTGATGAATTTGGCCTGGATATTCCAAATTTCAGAGCTGATAAAACTGCTAGAAATATGGTGAATTATATGTTCACGGAAATTAAAAAGCATGTTATGAAAGAAGCCGGAATGTGAAGAATTACATACCTTCGCGCGGTATGTATTACCTGCCTGAAAATTCCAAAACGAATACCAATTAAATTGGTAGGAATTATACACCCAAGAAAAAATTTTTCCATAAACTGTAAGAAAGAGCTGTTTTGGCCTTTGTGCATTTTGCACATAAAATTGGCTAAAATGGCTCTTTCCTTTATGCAATATGCTGTGCACACGTTCA